CGAAGGGGGGAAAGTTTTTCTCATTAATTCTTTTCTAAAGGCGAAGCTCATCTTCACCTCCAGTCATTAATTGTTCTATTGCAGTTAATGAAGTTAATTCATTACTCAATAGTTGGGCAACTGCCCATTCAGCTATCATTTTATAATCTTGAGTGGACATTTCCCTCAATGTACTTAAGTCATGCTGTAATTGTAATAGTTCTGAATGATTCAATGATTGGTCATTACTCACCTTATCATTTACAGCTATAGATAGTTCTAACATAAACTTCTCCGTTTCCTGTTTATATCATGTATATTGCACTACTGCAACATATCATATGCTACAGTAGACATTAAAAAAGGGGGAATAAATCCCCCTAATTTGTTTATTTCTTAGTGTATTGAGCAATACGCTGAAGTTTCTTCTTAGCTACAATGTTTTCTTCAATAGATAATTTAGAGTTCCATATATAAGGTGGATATCCAAATTCCTTTGTGAAAACTTCAATAACTTGAGAAGAAAGTTTATTTAGTATATCGATTTCAGTTTGTGTTGCTTCCATTTTAGATTCTACTTTTTCAGTAGCAACTTTATTACCTTCAACGATAACTAAATCATCTTCCAGCCTACCCTCATATTTCTTATTGGTAACTATTAGTGGATTAATGGCATTACAAAGTCTTTCATATAGAGATTCTCTGTTAAATTCATTTAATCCAGCTAAAGCGTCAATATTAATAAGAGCCATAAGTGTTTCTCCGATTTGTTACTTGGCGAACAGAACCCATTTTTTGTTCTCCAAGGAACGCCAGAACAAAAAAAGGAACGTCTGTTCGCAACAAATCGAAGAAACCTATGGCTATTGTTATGTCGCTTTAGATGGTAATGAATTTACTAGAATTTCTTGAAAGATGAATGGAATGCCAATTAATCCTAATTGTGATTCTCCTATTATAAGGGTGATGATTTAGTGTTGAAGATAATTAATATGATAATTCTAAAATGGTTAGCAACACATGAATATCTATGTGTTTAGTATAGAAGTTTTCTAGGAATTTGGTTTGGTATATTGAAACTTCTATATGTGTTGCTTGAAGACTGAATCACAAATTAGGTTGGGATTTATTCTTTATGTGGTCTACTGACTTTGACACCCTCAAGCTGTGCTTTCAAGATGTTGTAGTCGTCAGCAATTTCATTACACTAAATCTGGTGTGCGTTGACATACAAAAATAAAGGTTTATTAGTATAAGAGAGCTATGCCTAATACTCCTACAATTAAGAACTTAACACTAAGACAACGCACACTTGTTGATACATTAGTATCACAGGATATCAGCATAACAAAAGCTAGTGAAATTGCTGGATATGCTAAGGGTGAGAGCGGTAGAGTAGTAGCTAGTAAAACATTACGATTACCACATGTACAAGAGTATATGATGCAACAAGTAGGGCAACACCTCACCCTATCAAGCATATCTTCTGTGAAACGACTACGTCATCTTGTTGACCATGCTCGTTCAGAGTATGTACAGCTAGAAGCTAGTAAGGATATCTTAGATAGAGTAGGGTTCAAGCAACCTGATAAGGTTAGACATACTCTGGATGGTGATATCAGCGTCAAGATAGATTTATCTTGAGTCGCTGATACCTACTGCATGGTCAAGGGGGTGTGATATAGTATATAGAGGTAGGGGGGTTTAAAAAACACATGTCCTTATAGCTAGTGGTAGTTCACAAGCAATTATAGTCAAAAAGGTTCGATATGAGAAAAGTGCGTAGACAAATAGAACAAAATATATTTTACTGCTTGACAGGTTCAGATATGAGCTTATGTGGTTTTTGATTGAACGATAAATGATAAAAAGGAATCCATTCATAAAGCAACCTGAACCTAAGCGTGTACACGCTAACTTGACTTCTGTTGCTAATACTCTTAGGAAGTTGGGTAGATATAAACCAAACTCTTTGATTAGAGAAAGGAATGAAGATGAAGAAGATAAAAGAAATGTGGAACAACCTGAGCAAGAAAGGTAAGATTGCTTCTGTTGCTCTTATAGTTATTGCTGCATTAATTATTTATAACTGGGTATTCTAATGGGCAGTAAATCTGGTGGTGGATTCAAGATTACAAACTGGAGGAAGGTGAAGTCAGGGTATGACCAAGAATTTACCTTACCGAAAGGAACATCTGCTGCTCCTATTAAACAAGTAAAAGTAACGACAGAAGTACAAAGAGTTAAAGCTCAAATAGCAAAAGATAAAGTTACTCCTAAAAATATTCAACCTAAAGGAAAGGTTGTAGGAAAGGTAAGACAGAACTGGGGTGAATGGAAACCAGTACATCAAAAAGTAAAAAAACCTTGGGATTTAACTTTAAAAGATTTGCAAAAGAAATCCATTGTAAAAGGCAATAGTGGGGATGCTGCAAGAATAGCAAAATGGAAAAAATATATTCGAGGTGAATAATGGCTAAGAAAAAAAAGAATCCTTATGCAAAAGAATTAATGACAAGTGGTAAGTATAAACAGAAAAAGAAACCTTCCAAAAAAAATTATGACAGAAAAAAGTCCAAATCCAAATATTGATGTTGCTTCTGTCATACAGCATCTCAATAATTTAAAAGACCAGATAGGTAATATTACTCTCCATATTGAATGGAAGAATGGTACTCAAGGGGTATATGGTAATCCTAAAACTGTAGATGGATATGCTACTGCTAGTATGATGATACAGCAGTATGCCTTGCAATCTCTTAGAGATGAAGGTCTTATAGATGAAGATATTGTTATAAAGCCAACAGTACATTAATGTCATTTACTTTACATACTGGCGATTCCCTTACATATCCTGATATCCTTCTTCTTAGAAAGATAGTAAAGAAAGTTCACTTTAGACATTACCCAAAAGAATTAATGACAGACCATGAAGCTGATAAATATATTTATTCCCTAACACCTAAAATAAAAGAACAACTAATTAAAACTTTCGTAGACGGAAATTTCGAGTATAAGTAAATAATGGTTTCATTCCATTACAAACCTGATGGCGATACCATCAAGAAATTTATGAAGGACACCTCTTTCTTTAGAGGAATACGAGGACCAGTAGGTTCAGGTAAATCAGTTGCTTGTTGCATAGAAATTTTTAGGAGAGCATTACAACAAGAAAAAAATAATGAAGGAATAAGAAAATCAAGATGGGCAGTTATACGAAATACAAATCCACAGCTTAGAACAACAACAATTAAAACATGGCTGGATTGGTTTGATGAAAATAGCTGGGGTCCATTCAACTGGTCAGTTCCTTATACACATAGATTTAAAAAAGGAGATATTGATTTAGAAGTTATCTTCTTAGCATTAGATAGACCAGATGATGTAAAGAAATTATTATCTTTAGAATTAACTGGCGTATGGATTAACGAAGCAAGAGAATTACCTAAAGCCATAGTAGATGCGTGTAGTATGCGTGTTGGTCGTTTCCCTTCTATGAAAGATGGAGGACCATCATGGTTCGGAGTAATAGCAGATACCAATGCTCCTGAAGAAGACCATTGGTGGTCTATCATGTCAGGCGAAGCACATGTACCAGATTATATTTCCCAAGAAGATAGACTAATGTTAATCAAACCTGACAACTGGAATTTTTATATTCAGCCATCAGGAATGAAAGAAGTAAAGAATAAAGAGAATCAATTAATAGGATATGAAAAAAATACTAAGGCAGAAAACTTTAAGAATCTAAATCCTGAATACTATAATAACATTATACGAGGTAAGTCTAAAGGGTGGATAGATGTTTATATAATGAATCGTTTAGGAGCTATCGAAGAAGGTAAATCTGTCTTTAACTCTTTCAACGAAGAAACTCATCTTGCTAAAGAAGATATCCCTTTCTCACCTAAAGCTGCAATATATATTGGAATAGATTTTGGATTAACACCATCTGCTGTTTTTGGTCAACGAATAGGAATGGGTGTATGGCATATAATAAAAGAATTAGTATGTCAGGATATGGGAGCTGTGAAGTTTGCTGAATTACTTAGACAAGAGATGGCAGAATATAGGCAGATAGAATTTAATATATATGGCGACCCAGCAGGAGATTTTAGAAGTCAAACAGATGAATCAACTCCTTTCCAAATATTAAGAGGAGCTGGTATTCAAGCATTTCCAGCTCCATCAAATGATATATCTTTACGACTAGAATCAGTTAATGCTGTTCTAACAAGAATGATAGATGGCAGAAGTTCTTTCCTAGTTTCTCCTAAATGTATTAATATTAAAAAAGGTTTTCAAGGTGGGTATCATTATCGAAGACTACAAGTATCAGGAGATAGGTATGAAGATAAACCTATGAAGAATAGATACTCTCATGTAATGGATGCTCTCCAGTATTTATTGTTGGGAGCTGGTGAAGGTAAATCTATAGTTCAGGGTAGACAACCTATTAAGCCATTTGTTATAGAACGAAATTATGATGTCTTTAAAAGAAAACCTAAAATAAAAAAGAAAAATCTATGGCAAAGAATGAGGAGTGGGTTATAGCTTTTACCAGCAGACCTGAGAAGTCAGCATGGTTTCATTGGTGGACACATAAAGATTTTAAACACGCTTTAGCTTTTAAATATGAACCTGACCATCATCTATGGTTATCATATAACTGGGGAAAGAATGGTGTAGACATTAGAATATTAACTCCTGAACAAATGACAAATGCTTGTTTATATTTTAAAGAAAATCATAATGCTAAGTTTTTAATAGCAGAAGCAAAGGAATTACCTCAATATTATATTATGGAATTAACCTTTACTAATTGCGTAACAGCTATTAGACATTTAGTAGGAATAAGAAAATTAATGATAACTCCATATAGATTGTATTGTGCGTTGAAAAGTATGGGGTGTAGGGAGTATTTAGAAGATTCTAATTAGAAAGGTTAATTATGGGTGGCGTAAAAAAGAAAGTTGAAAAAACACTAGGGATAAGTAAAACCTCAGCTCCAGCTCCAGCTCCAGCTCCAGCAGCATCAACTACACCATCACCTGATGGTAATGTTCAAGCATCTGCTTCTTATTCTACTAAAAAAGGAAAGAAATCTTTAATTAAAGGTGTAGGAATGGCTGGTGGAATCGGATATAACCCAAGTGGTGGCGACTTTGCTTTATTCCTAGAAGAATTAATGAAAAGAAAAACATTAGGATAAGTAAATGGCAGAAGATAAATTTGCCTTTATATTAA